GGCTCGGTGTGAATCCCTCGGCCGTCACAGAGACGTTCACTGTGAGTGGGAACACTAGTTTCATAGGCAACGTCACGTCATCGCAGGACGTCTCCGGGTCAGGGTACGTGACCGCCCGGCGCACACCCGCTGGTTCCCTTTCCGTTCAAAACTACGTCACGGGGTCCGTGCCCTTGAGTACCACCACAAATTTGATCCAAAATTACTTGAGTAATGCGGCGACGATAGGTACACAGAACTCGAACGTGTCCGTGAGCCTGCCAGGAACAATAAGTTCTGGAGTCATCTTTCAAAATGGGGGAGGTCCCGGTTCTCTCTCGAATTGTGCCCTTTCAAACATATTCATAGAGGCGTGGGTCTACAGGACAGGGGCGAGTGCAGGAACAGGTCAGATAGTATATGGAAGAGCAATTGGTACGGCGTGGGATTTTGCATTTTACTTCGGTACGGGAACCCCAACGGCGTCGCTCCAGTTTTATCTATACAACACATCTGGAACACAAATTGGTTTGACAACTAGTTCAGGAACCGTAGGGTTGAACACATGGACACATATCGCTGCGTCTTATAACCGAACTAGTACCACAGCCGGACAACCTTATGTTTTCATTAATGGTACAGCAACTACTGGAACGGCTGTATCGACGCAACCTCGGCTCCAAGCATCTTCGAATATAAACATAGGAGTGGATACTGTTGGACTAGGCTGGAACTTCCAAGGTTTCATTCAAGACGTCCGCGTCATGACGGGTTCCGTGGTCCCTGTGGGCAACTTCACACCTCAAGTAGGACCTTTTACAACCGCCCCGACCTACGTGACAGGTATGAGTACGGGGTACTCGTCAAACCTGACCTTGGCGCTTCAAAGTCAGTACTTCCCGGGCGCCTCGACAAGCCCCTATGGACCGTGTTTGACCTTGCCGGGGACGGTGGGGTCTTATTACTCTGAAGTCAACACCGCCTTTGATACCAACTGGAAAACCAACGGGTTCTGTTTGGAGGCATGGGTTAACTACGCGAGTTTTGCGAATTCGAATATATATTGGTCAGCGGGTTCAACAGGACCACTTCCACTTACTATCGGACATATGACACCAACCGCCGCTACAGTAGATTGGTCTTTAGGTGCATCTACTACTGGACAACTCGCACTTTTCGCAACTGGATACGGTTCATTCGCGACTTCTGCGGGTCTCATAACTACTGGCCAATGGACACATATATGTGTGCAGTGCAATGGAACAACGACATATTTGTATGTTAATGGAACGCTGAGTACTTCAAGTTCATCACCTACACTTTCTGTTGTAACGGCTGGCTGTCCAATTACCATTGGTCAGCAAGGTACGGGGCCTAACATTGGTCCAAACTTCGCCATCGCCCGCGCCCGTATAGTATACGGAACAACGGGAACAAACGGAAACGTGTACCCTCTCACCGGTTTCACCCCCTCCCCCAATCTAGGCCCTATTCCGGTTGGTGGAACCGTCGCCTGGTCTTTGGATTCCCAGTACCCTCTTCCCACGTATCCCTATATCCAAGACGTCACGGAACTTCCTCAACAAGCTTCAAGTTACGGGTCTTTGCCAACGCCCGTGGGTGGTGTCACGTCTAACGTCCTAAGTCCTTACCCAACGACGTACCCTCAACTCCAGTCCTTGAGGTTCGACGGAACGGGGTACGTCGATTACGGGAACGCGGCGTCTTCTGTGGTCAATTCGAACATCTGGGCCAGTCCGTGGACTATTGAGGCGTGGGTGTACCTCCCAGCAGTCAACACGCCAGGAATGGGTATTATTCAGCGTGGAGCTATAGGAACTGCAACTGACTGGAACTTCTATCTTGCAGGGAGTACAAGCGCCCCTGTATTCACGTATGGCTCTGTATATGTCATCAGTCTCGTCAATCCTAGCGCGGCTACATGGACTCATATGGCTGCTACATATGACGGAACTAACGCAAACGTCTACATTAACGGAACGCTCGGAAGGTCCATAGCCGTTACGCCGTCTCAGATGGGTTTCACGCCTTCATATGGAGTGCAAGTCGGTGTGAACTATTCATTGACTTATTTGTTGAACGGCAACCTCGCCGACGTCCGCGTGTCCAACGTCGCTCGGTACACGGGCTCGAGCTACACGGTCCCCTCCGCCCCTTTCACAACGGACTCGAGTACCCTTCTCCTTTTGAAATCACTCAACCAACAAACCGGTCAGACCCTCGAGGTTCAGGGCCGCGGCTTGAATTCGACGAGTCTCGGTGCCGGTCGCGTGATCCAGTCGTACCCCCCGGCGCCCATGTCTTCGTACCTGCTTGATACAACCTCGAACACCTCTGTGACCTACGGACAGGGGAAGTACGTGGCGAGTGCGAGTAGTGAAGGGGGCTCCACGACGGCGTGGATGGCATTCAATAAGACAAACGGTGCTAACGCTCCAGACATCTGGTACACTGGAAACTATAACGGTTCTAGTCCGTACAACTATACGGGTTCCGTCACGACAGTCGACGTGTTAGGAAACTCATACGCGGGTGAATGGCTCCAGATTCAACTCCCAGTCTCGGTAGTGCTTTCAAGTTACTCACTCAGTTGCCAGACGAATAGTATCGCCAATTCTCCTTCAACTTTTGTTCTGTTAGGGTCCCGTGATGGTACAAATTGGACTCTTGTGAACAGGCAGTCTGGGTTCAGTCCGGGGACGAATGGTGCCACCAACACATTCGCGGTTTCAACGACACAGGCATACACATATTATCGACTTGCTACGCAAAATGTCGTTGGGTACAGTTTGGTTTCAATCGGTGAACTCATCCTCAACGGCACCGAAGAATCCCTGTGTATCACAAACGATGCCAAAGTGGGCGTGGGGATCGCCAACCCGCAGCGCGCCTTGGAGGTTGCCGGAGACTTGGTCACGGGCGGGACGGTCTCGGCCGGGAATCCCTTGATGTACCGAAACAGGATCATCAACGGGGACATGAGGATCGCACAGAGGGGGACGTCGAACACAATTCCACTCGTTTCGGCAACTTATTATCTGATTGATAGGTTCAACATTCAAGCAAACATGTCAGCCGGGTCAATCACACAGTATCAAAACACGTTGACCGTTTCAGATACACCGTACCAGTACGGGTTCAGGTACGCGTCGAACATCGTCGTCAACTCGGCAGTCACAGCATCTTATGTCGTTCCTGGATATTTCATAGAAGGGTACACCATTCAGGACTTGAATTGGGGTACTTCGTTCGGGAGCCCTGTGACCCTTTCGTTTTGGTTCCGTACAAACGCACCTACGGGAAGTCAGTTCAATATGAACATAGGCAACTACGGTTCGGTCAACACAAACTATAACATGGTCATCAACGCCAACTCGGGTGTTTGGCAATATTACACGTTTACGGTTCCACCACCACCCAACGGGTCTTCATGGGGTACAGGAAGTTCGGGAAGTTTACAGCTTTACATTTGTCCTGTAAATTCAGCAAGTGTAACGAGTGCTTCGAGTGCTTGGACGGGTGCATACACCTTGTACGGAAACTACCCGTGGATCAACTACGCGGGGACATACATCGCAATCACAGGAATCCAGCTCGAGAAGGGGACGATCGCGACCCCGTGGGAACAAAGACCATATGCCACTGAGCTCGCTCTTTGCCAACGTTATTATCAGCAGTTCGGAGGAAACGCTTTCACCCGTTTTGCGGCGGGTGGTGCGTACTCCACGGTCGGGGCGCACCTGGCCCTTCCCGCCCTCGTTACTATGAGAGCAAACCCGACAACAATATCCAATTCCGCGGTCACATCATTCTATCTGGAATACGGAGCTTCTTCAATTACGCCAACTTCCTTAAGCTGTAGTTCAGCCGCTCCCAACAACATCAGTGTGGATGTCGGTGTCGCTTCGGGCCTGACAGCTGGTGGCGCCGTCGTCCTCATCGCCAATAACACGACGGCCGCATTCTTGGGCTTCAGTGCGGAGCTTTAGTGCGTAGGCTCTTTTCCAAGCGTTTATGCGCTCTCGGTTCTTTTCACGGTACTCTCGTGCCTTTTTCTTTAGGGCCTCTATCTGTTCTTCGGGCGGCTCGGCGTCGAATGGTTTCCCACGCCATCTCCACACGAACCCACCCGCTTGACTTTGCCGGAGTGAACAACAGTCCCTTACCCGGTTCACGCCCGTGGCTCGCACCGACTCCCATGTTTTCATGAACGTCCCATCGAGCGTGTACTGGTCAACGGGTTTCATGGAGGCTTTCCTGGCCTCCCTGTCCTTTTGTCTTTGTTCCTCGGTTCGGTGATGACTCATATTCGGGCTTTGTCGCTGGCCTTCACTTATCCGACGCGCGTGTTCTTCAGAAAGTTTTACGCCTGCGTGTGAAATCTTGTTCGCCTCGCTTATCTTCCGTTTCGTCTCTTCATTCATTTCCCTATGTTCACCGCCCGTCTGGAGGTTGTACCCGTTCGGGGCGCGTGTACCACGTTCAGCAATCTCCTTGACTTCTCGATCGTTCAGTTCCTCGTTCGGAATCTCACAAATGACCGAAAATTCAAAGTTTTCTAGACCGTGAAGGGCAAATGCAGATCCTATGACGTGTTTGACCTTGCGCTTGTGTTCCTTCCAGCGCTCATGGACGTCCTGACGTCTCGTCTGTCCTATGTAGCACTTGCCATTCACAGTGTTTCGGATCTGGTATATGAAGCCCATGCCTTACCCTGTCCTGAGATTTTATTTGGAAGCGTCCTGAGGCGCTGACTTCCGTCTGGCCCGGTACGCCGCCTTGGCTCTTCGGTCCCTCTCCAGTT